GAGGCGACGCAGACCCGCGCCGCTGAGATCGCAGCCTCACGCGCCGAGTCGCGCGTTGCTGCTGTGGGCCGCGCCGTTGTCACCAACGAGCCGCTGACCTACCACGAGGGCGGCGAGCGTTCGTTCGTCCGCGACATGATCAACGCGCAGGTGCGCAACGATCGCAACGCTTGGGAGAACCTGCACCGGCACCAGCAGGAAATGGCAGTCGAGTCTCGCGCCATTGGGCGCGTTGACTCCGCTGGAGGAGACTTTGTCCCACCGATCTACCTCATCGACCAGTACGCCAAGACCCTGCGTGCAGGCCGCGTGACCGCTGACCGCCTCACCAACATGGCTCTGCCTGCTGGCACAGACTCGGTCAACATCCCCCGCATCACGACCGGCACCGACACCGCTGTGCAGACAGCGGACAACGCCGCCACCACCACGCAGGACATGGTCACCGCAACGGTGACTGCTCCTGTGCGCACCGTGTCCGGCTACGAGGACATTTCCATCCAGCTCGTCGAGCAGTCACCCCTGGCCGGTGGCCTTGACCGCATGATCTTTACCGATCTGCTGGCCTCGTACAACTATAAGCTGAATGCTGCCGTCATCAATGGCGTCGGCACCGCAGGCGACCTCACCGGCCTTCTGAACACGGTCGGCATCGGCACCGTCACCTACACGGCCGGCACTCCGACCGCGCAGGGCATTATCACGGCCATCGCTCAGGGCCTGAGCACCGTCGCCAAGAACCGCTACATGGGCGCCGAGGCCATCACGATGCACCCGTCGCTGTGGTACTTCCTCGTCGGCGCGACGGACAGCTCTAACCGTCCGCTCGTGGTTCCCAGTGTTGCTGGACCGACGAACGCTGGCGGCGTCATCGACGTTCCCGGTCAGGCTCAAGGGCTGGTAGGAACGGTGCATGGCGTAGCGGTCTACCTCGACGCTGCGATCCCCACGACGCTGTCGAGCACGCAGTCGGCCATCATCGTGTCGACGTTCTCTGACACGTTCCTCATGGAGTCGGGCGCTAAGACTCGCGTTCTGCCCGACGTCGGCTCAGCGAACCTCACCGTTCGCTTCCAGCTGTACGGATACGCCGCGATCGCAGCCCGCTACCCCGCGGGCATCGCCAAGATCGTCGGCTCCGGCCTCGTACCGCAGACCGGCTACTAAGCCAGCCAGCAGCAGGGCCGTCGTAACCCGGCGGCCCTGCTGCACTCCTGCCGAAAGTTGGCGACATGACGGACCAAGAACAGTTGCGCGCCCTGCACGCGCAGCTTGCAGCCGAGACCGACCCACAACGCTTCCAAGTGTTGCTGGCAAGTCTTGACCGACTCATCGACAACCGTGTCAAGCGCGCTCGCAGCGTGCCCGACGTCGAGCGTCGCTGACTCAGACCGCTCACCGGCCGAGGGCAGGCTCGGCCGGTGAGCACCTCCTAAGGAGCACCGTGGCCCTGACCGCCACCTGGCACTCAAACGCCCCATGGACCTATACCGGCTACGGATCGCAGACCAAGCAGGTCGTGCGCCGACTTGCCGCCGACGGTCATCGCATGGCGATCGCCGCGAACTACGGTATCGAGCAGATGATCACCGAATGGGAAGGCGTCACCGTCTTTCCACGCGGTCTAGACGCCTATAACAACGACATCGTCGGCCCGTACTTTGACGACTGGACCTCGCGCTATCCCGGCACCAAGGCGTGCCAGTTCACGCTGTTCGACGTGTGGGTGCTGAACTCCCCGCGCTTTGACGACATCCCCACGGTGTCGTGGGTGCCTGTTGACCACGTCCCTGCACCGCCGGCCGTTGTGGAGTTCTTGCGCAAGCCNAACGTGCGACCGATCGCAATGAGCAAGTTCGGCCAAGAGATGCTCGCGCACGACAAGGTCGACGCGACCTTCATCCCGCACGGCATTGAGACCGGGACCTTCAAGCCCACGGCCCGCGTATCGGTCAGCGGCAAGATGATGACCGGCCGCGAGATCATGGGCCTAGACGAGGATCAGTTCGTCGTCGGCGCAATCAACGCGAACAAAGGCATCAACCCCAGCCGCAAGTCATGGGGCGAGAACCTCCTGGCCTTCAGCCTGTTTGCTCAAGCCCACGACGACGCCGTGATCTACCTGCACACTGAGCGCGATGGCGCCATGGGCGGCGTCAAGCTGCCCGAGATCATCAAGTCGCTCGGCCTGCAGGAGCACCAATACCGATTCGTGAATCAGTACGCCTACCGCATGGGCATCCCCGATGAGGGACTGGCCGCGATCTACACCGCCTGCGATGTCGGCTTGATGGTCAGCATGGGCGAGGGCTTCGGCCTGACCGCCGCCGAAATGCAAGCCTGCGAGCGACCGGTCATCGTGTCGGACTTCTCCGCGCAGCCCGAGCTGCTGGGCGATGGCTGGCTCGTCAAGGGTCAGCCGTGGTGGGACGCCGCGCAGCATGGCTGGTTCAACCAGCCCATCGTCGGCAACATCGTGGAGGCCTTGGAGGCTGCCTACGCCCGCGGCCGCGGCATGAGCGTCAAGGCACGCAAGCACATTGTGGACAACTACGACGCCGATATGGTCTACCAGACCAAGTGGCGCCCGTTCCTGGCTGACCTTGAGGCGTCCCTGTGATCCCGGTGCTGATCGTGCCGGTGTTGGCTCGCCCCGAGCTGCTGTACCGGATGATCGACAGCATCGACCACGCCATCCAGCAGCTCGTCATCATTGACAACGGCCGCGTGGTGGATCCCCAGCAGGTCCTGACGCCTTATGCGCTGACCACGCACCTGCTGCCGATGCCGGCAAACTTCGGCGTGGCTGGCTCGTGGAATCTGGGCATCAAGTCCACGCCCTTTGCGCCGTGGTGGCTGGTGGCCAACTTTGACCTCGTGTGGCCTGCCGGAAGCCTTGAGCGCCTTGCGCAGGCGAGCAGCTCGCAGGCGCTCACCTTGACCGCGTGCCAGCCGGCTTGGTCGGCGTTCACGATCGGCGACCGGATCGTGGACTCAGTCGGCTTGTTCGATGAGGCGCTGCACCCGGCCTACTTTGAGGACAACGACTATCTGCGGCGCTGCGAGAAAGCCGGGGCGCGCATTGAGCGCACCGATATCCCGGTGCGCCACGACAACTCCAGCACGCTGGCGGCAGGCAATTACGCCTCACGCAACGGCCACACGTTCCCGGCTAACGCCGAGTATTTCGGCGACAAGGTAGACGCCGGTGACTACTCCGAGGGCCGCTGGACTTTAGCCAGGCGCAGGAGGCTCTCGTGGGATTGACCTTGCCAACCGACCCGCATGACTTTCACAACTGCCTGCCGGGCTCAACGATCTATGTCGTGGGATCCGGCGCGACCGTCGATCACATTCCGATGGAGTTCTTTCACGACAAGCTCGTGGTGGCCGTCAACAACGTCGGCTGGCGGCTGAACCTCCCGGCCTACTTCACGGTCACGCATTATCACCGCGACGCGGTCAACAATGCGAACGCCCGGCCTGACCTGCCGGTGATCGCCCCGGTCGCCGATCTGGGTGCGGGCGGCCCCGAGGCATACAGCGGCCCGATGCCGCAGCCAAACATCTACTACTTTCCTACGAATCCGCAGCGCTTTGGTGCCTTTGACGCTTCAACGGACTGGCCGACCGAGCTGCACCACCTCGTCGCCGGACCCACCAGCCTTCATATGGCCATGCACTTCGCTCAGTATCTGGGAGCCGCGCACATCGTCCTAGTGGGCGCTGACTGCGGGGTCATTGACGGCGCTCAGAACTTCACCGGATACCTGCGGGGAGATAACCCGATGGAAGTCTGGCAGCGCACCCTTGGCGGCGTCGCCGCGCAGCTGCGCGAGCGCGGCACGAGTGTGCATTCTCTGAACCCGTGGATCGGGCTCTGGCTCGAAGGCCACACCTACCGATCCGCGCTCGCTGACATCAATTAGGAGCCCCCGTGACGTATTCCTCTCTGAGTCAAGTGAAGGCCGCTCTCAGGCTCACAGATTCAGTCGATGACTCCATGCTTACCCTTGCATTGTCAAGCGCTGACGAGGCCATAAACGCCTATTGCGGGCGCACCTTTGGAACAGCCGCAACAGACTCCACGCGCACGTTCGCAGCAGGCAAGCCCGACGCCGTCGAGGTCGACGACCTGCAGAGCATCACCACCGTCGAGTTCGCATCGGACGGCATCAACTGGGTCGCGACCACGTCCTACCAAGCCGAGCCCCTGAACAGTTTCACCGACGGGCTCACCTGGCCGACCACGCGCTTGCGTGCCAGTTCTTCCACGTTCTCGTGGCCGGTCAACGCCGGCATTCAGACCGTGCGCGTTACCGGCAAATTCGCGTTCGGATCCACGCCCAGTTCAGTCACGCAGGCCGCCGTCATGCAGTCCAGCCGATTCTTTGCTCGCCTGTCCACGCCGCTCGGCGTCACCATGGGCGAGTTCGGCGCTGTCCGGCTGCTCTCGCGCGTGGATCCTGACGTCGAGGTGCTGCTGCAGCCTTACCGTCGTCTGCGGGCAGCCCTGTGAGCGTCGCCGCGATCCGCGAGGGACTGGCCACGCGCCTCGGCACCATCTCGGGCCTGCGGTCGTCCAGTTTCGTGCCCGACAATCCGACCCCACCGATCGCGGTCGTGGTGCCCGAACGCGTGGACTTTGACAGCGCTATGGGTCGCGGGCTGGACACTCTGGCCTTCAACATTGTGGTGATCGCGCAGCGCGCCAGCGAGCGCGGCGCTCAGGCCGTCCTAGACGGCTACTGCTCCTCGACCGGCTCGGGCTCGATCAAGGCCGCCGTCGAGGGCGACAGGACTCTCGGCGGTGCTGCACAGGACTGCCGAGTCGTAGCGATGTCCAATTACGGCCCGCTACTTATCGGTGAAACGACTTTCCTCGCGGCGACTTTTCAGGTCACCGTTCTCGCCAACACATAACAAAGGAGCACTACCGTGGCTAAGTTCGCCGCAACCGACTTCACCGTGACCGTCAACGGCACGGCGCTGTCCACCTCGCTTTCCACCGTTGACCTCACCATCAACGCTGACGACAAGGACGTGTCGACGTTCGGTGTCGGCTGGCGCACCCACGTCGCTGGACTCAAGCAGGGCAGCCTGAAGCTGAACTTCCTGCAGGACTTCGCGGCCAGCTCAGTCGAGGCCACGCTGTACCCGCTGCTGGGCACGATCGCCACCGTGGTGATCACGCCGACGTCGGGCACCGTGTCAGCGACCAACCCCACCTATACCGTGCCGTGCTTGGTTACGCAGATCCAGCCGCTGTCCGCAACGGTCGGCGACGTGCCCACCCAGCAGGTCACCTGGCCGACCTCGGGCACCGTGTCCAAGGCCGTCGCCTAATACCCCACCGACATCTAGGAGCCTGCCCTCATGATGCGTATCCCTCTCGTCGTCACCTACGAGGACGGCCGGACCGAACAGGTGAAGGTCGGCGCTGCCGACCTCATCGCGTTTGAGCGGACGTATGACAAGCCGACCAGCGCGATCTCGTCCGGCCGTATTGAGTACCTGTGGTGGAGTGCCTGGCACGCCGCCAAGCGAACCAAGGCCACCGGCCTTGACTTTGACGACTGGGTCAACACGGTGGACGCCGTCCAAGATGACTCTGACTCCACCTCGGAGATCGTCCCTTTGGAGAGTCCAGCGCCCACTGGGTCGTAGTCCATCTGGCCTACGAGTTCGGGCTGGCGCCCAGTGTGGTCACCGAGCAAGGCGACCGCATGATCGTCACGATGCTGCGTTATCTGCGCTGGCGGGCACAGGAGGCCAAAGCATGACCGCACCATGGGCTGTCAATATGCGCGGACTTGGTGACTTCGTGAATCGCATGAAGCACTTTGACACCGAGGTCGCTAAACACTTGCAGGACGACATCAAGCTCGCGGTCGATGGCATCTATCAAGCGGCCGGGCAAACGGTAACCAGCACAGGTAATCCGTTGTCCAACTGGGGATCGTGGACCAATCGCAAGGCCGTGGGATCTCAGGGCGCTGTCCGCTCGTCGGGCGGCGTCGCTACCCGCGACTTGTCTTACAGTCCCGCGGCCGTCAAGTCTGGCCTGAAGAAGCGCGTCAAGGTCGTCAATAAAGGCGAGAAGCAAGACGTCTGGGGCATCGTTGCCGATACTACGGCCGCCGGTGCGATCTACGAGCTGGCGGGCAAGTCCAATAAGTCAGGCCATGCGTTCAATCACAACATCATTACCAAGCACCGACCGACACCGATCGGCAAGTCCAACGGCTGGCCTCGGGTGCTCGGCCCCGCGTGGGCTGGCGGTCGAGATAAGGCCGAGCAACTTCTGACCGCCGCCGTCAAGCGTGCCATCGACACCATCAACCAAGGCTAGGAGGACCACGCATGGCTAGCCGCGGTATTCAGGTCGTCATCACCGGCGAATACAACGATAAAGATGTCAAGAAAGCGATGGGCGACCTCAAGGCGCTGCAGTCTGGCGCTCACGAGACTGGCGGCGCTTTCAGTCTTGTCGGCGAGAACTTGACGGGCTTTGGATCCAAACTCAAGAGCGGATTCATGGAGCCGCTTGCAGGTGTCGGCGCAGCCATCGGGGCCACCTTTGCGCTTGAGAAGGTCGGCGAGTTTTTCAAGTCGTCCATCGAGGCAGCTATGGAGGACGAGAAGGCGCTGCGCTCGCTGGCCATCACCATGCGCAACGTCGGCGACGCAACCCCGATTAAGGAAGTCACCGAGTTTGTTGACAAGTTGGCCGAGCAGACAGGCGTGGCCAAGGAACAACTGATCCCGGCCTACCAGCGCCTGCTGACGGTCACCGGCGATGCCGAGAAGTCGCAGCAGAACCTCAAGCTGGCGATGGATATTAGCGCCGGCACAGGCAAAGACTTGGAAGCGGTCACGACCGCGCTGTCTAAGGGCTTTGCCGGCTCGACGACGGCTCTTAGTCGATTGGGCGCAGGTATTGACGCCTCTGTCCTCAAGACCGGCGACATGGCGCAAATCACGCAGGTGCTGTCTGACAAGTTTCAGGGTCAGGCAGCTGCAGCCGCTGACACTTACTCGGGCAAGTTGGCGCGCATCAGCGTGGCCGCCAATCAAGCCAAAGAGGACATCGGTTACGCCCTGCTTGGGGCCCTTGACTCTCTGGCTAACACTCTCGGCGGTACGAATGGCGCTATCGGGCTGATCGACGGCCTAGGCAAAATGCTTGCCGAAACCATTACCGAGGCCGGAAACACCGCCACCAGCCTGCGCTCTCTCGGCGCTGCCATTCTCAGCCTCGGCGGCAATAGCAACGGCGCTGACCAAGAGCAACAACTATTCAACCAAGCCCTTCAGTCGACCAAAGACGTCATTGAGAACCAACTCCTCGGCCCACTGGGCGCAGCTCAGAAGGCCTATGACCGTTATCGAAACTCGACGCAGGCGGCAGTAAGTCCACAAGAGCAGACCAATCAAGCCCTCAGCATCTACGTCACCAACGCTGAAGCCGCTCGAATTGGGTCAATCAACTTGGCTAACGGCATCGCGGGCGCCGCTGATGCTGCGTCTGGTGCCGCCGATGACTTGATGAAGGCATCTATCGCAGCTGCCACCTTCGCTGTCACATCGGGCGGCAGGTCGACGAGCACGGTCTACACCGGCGGCACGCCGACCAGCGGGTACGGCGAGAAATACTTTCAGGACTCCATCAGCCAGACACTTTCGGCCTACAAGGCCATGCAAGATGCGGCCGGAAGGGCTGCAAGTGGTGGCGGTGGGGCCGCCAAGCAGGCCAGCGACACCATCAAGATGGTCGCCATCGACTACGCCAAGGCCGCAGCGGACATCAACAAATCGCTGAAAGGTCTGTCGGTCAGCATCTCCGGCGATGGCGGCAAGGTCACGCAAGCATTGGCCGACGAGTTCAAGGCGCGCACCGACACCTTCAAGTCGGCGGTCAGCGAGCAGCTAGGGATCATCAAGAGCGCTCAGGACGCCATCTCGTCGTACTCGGACTCCATCTCCTCCAGCATCCTNGGCCAACTGTCCTTCAAAACGGCCGCGAAAGATGCCGAGGGCAACGACGTCANTTTGAGCCCTGATGCGATCGCCAAGCTGATGCTGGGCGACATCGCCAACCAGTCCAAGGCGGTCGGCAAGATCGCCGGCATCGCCCTGAAACTGCCCGACGCACTCACCAAGCAGATCCTCGCGCTGCCGTCCGATGCTGCGATCGCCTTGGCCGATTACCTGTCGGCTAATCCCGACATGACGCAGCGCCTAGCGGACAATTACCAAGCCCTCGCCGATCAGACCAAGACTCTGCTGGGCGATCCGATGGCGCAAGCCTTTGCCACGGTGGGCGGCGAGTCCGCTGTCGCCCTCATCGCGGGCGCTCGTGAGGCGATCGCCGCCGCGTCCGATGAGTTCCAAGCCTGGGCCGCCAACGCGCTGCACGTCACGATCACGATGGACACGTCCTCAGTGGCACCGGCCGCTGCGGCTGCTGCCGGCGATGCTCTCAGCATGAGCCTTGAGGAGATCGGTCGCCGCGTCAGCGCCCTTGACACCGGCTTTGGCTTGTCTGCTCCGATGGATGCAGCAACTGCTCGACGCATCGCCATGACAGGCCGAGCCTCAGGCGGCTCGGTCACCGGCGGCACGCCTTACATGGTCGGCGAGAACGGCCCCGAGGTCTTTGTGCCAGGCATTGACGGGACGATCATTCCGAACGGCGGCATGGCCGGCGGCTCGGGTAACTCCGGCAACACTTACGCGATCACGGTGAATAGCGGCGTCGGAGATCCTCGCCAGATCGGGCAACAGGTCGTGCAATACATCCGACAGTTTGAGCAGTCCTCCGGCCGCGTTTTCGCTAAGGCATAAGCCATGCAGGCCACCATCGCCATGTCGCTCTACGCCAACGGCGTCGGCAACTACTTCACCCTTGACGATGCCACCAAGGGCGTCCTTGACGGCACCACCTACGTCCTTGCGGGCGATGTGGCCGTCGATGTGACCAGCGATCTGCGCGCCGTCCAGATCAAGCGCGGGCGGTCCCGGCAGTTGTCGAAGTACGTCGCGGGCACCGCCAATCTGCTGCTCACCAACTCGGCCCGCAAATATGACCCGACCTATGCCGCCGGGCCGTACTACGGCTCCATCGTGCCGGGCAAGGAAGTTGTCGTCAGCCACGCTGGCTACACGTTGGCCACCCTCAACGTCGCCGACTGGAATCTGGACTACGACCTCGGCAGCGATGACACCGCCAGCGCGGCCTGCGTCGACGGCTTCCAGCAGCTCGCCCAAAAGACCGCGACCGCCGGCACCGCGACCGCACAGCTGACGGGCGCTCGAATCGACGCCTACCTGACGGATGCCGGCTGGCCCTCGGGTGCCAGGGCGATCTCGGCTGGACAGGCAACTCTGGGCGCTGACGTGATCACGTCCACCCAGAACACGCTGGCCTACCTGCAGAAAGTTGAGGCCAGCGAGCCCGGCGCGTTCTTCATGTCCAAGAACGGGCTGGCCGTATTCAAGGACCGCGCCGACCTGCAAACCTTCACGTCCAACGTGACCCTAGGCACCGGCGGCATCGGCTTCACCGACATTCAGGTGGTCTATGGCATCGAGGAGCTTTACACCTCGGTGACGGTGAACTACACCGGCGGCGGCCTGACGGTGTCCGACGCCACCGCGATCGCCAACTACGGCCCGCTGGGCTTGACAGTGGACTCCCTACTGGCATCGTCAGGCGACGCGACCGACCTCGCCAACTGGCTGCTGAGCAAATACAAGGACCCGACGTATCGCATCGGCTCGGTGACGTTCAACATGGACGGCATCACCAGCGACCAAGTCGGCCAGTTGCTGAGCCTTGAGCTGGGCGACATGGTGCTGGTCACGTTCACGCCCGCCAACCTTGGCGCAGCATTGTCGCAGTACGTCAGCGTCGAGGGGATCAGTCACGACGCGACGGCAGCCCTCTACACGATGACCCTCAGCCTTGGCGAGACCTTCGCCGCTTTCCAACTTGACTCCACCACTTTCGGCGTCCTTGACGCCAACGCGCTCGGTTACTAAGAAGGGGAAACCATGACGCAGTTTGTGTCCGGCTCGGTGCTCACCGCATCAAGTCTCAACACCGCGTTCAACACGGCAACAATTGCCACGGCCACCACCAACTACACGGTGGGCAGCGCTAACGCCGGCGAGCTCGTGCTGCTGAACTCAGCCAGCGCCGGCACGGTGACGATCCCGCTGGATGCGACCTACAGTTTCCCGGTCGGCTCGATTGTCGGGCTCTACAACTCCGGCTCGGCTACTTGGACGGTGGCCACGGCAGGCACCGCGGCAACGGTGTCGGGATCCGCGACCACGCTGGCTCAGTATTCTTCGGCGACGCTGCTCAAGACTGCAGCCAACACCTGGTACATCGCCCAAGGTGGTGGTGGCAGCATCCCAAAAGCATCAGTTAGTGGTGGCACCTCGACGACATACACGTCGGGCGGCATCACATATGCGGTCAACACGTTTACGGCGTCGGGCACGTTGACGGTCGCTAATTCTGGTGTGGTGGATGTGCTGGTCGTGGGGGGAGGCGGCGGTGGCGGCTCATGGGCCAACGTTGGTCCCGGTGGTGGGGGCGCTGGCGGCGTCAACTCCCAAACGTCCGTCTATCTCCCGGCGGGNTCATAC